ACGCCGTCTTCTCCAACGCGGCCGCCGGCGACTGGGATGCCATCCCTCGCGACATCCTCATCCGCAACTACGTCAACCTCCACCGCATCCACCAAGAGTCCGTCCAGCCCCCCTTCCGCCGAGGCGTGTCTGCCACGGTTCTGGTGGGAGTGACGGGCTCTGGCAAGACCCACCGAGCCTGGGAGGAGATGCTGGCCGCCGACGGGGACTGGTACATCAAGTGTGGTCGGGTCAAGTGGTGGGACGGGTATCGTGGTCAGCCGAATGTGCTGATTGATGAGTTTGCTGGCTCCATTGACATTACCTACGTGCTGCGGTGGCTGGACCAGTACCCCTGCACGGTCGAGGTCAAGGGGGGCACCAAGAATCTGCACGCTGTGCGATTTTGGATCACGTCCAATCTGGACGTGGACGCCTGGTATCCCGAGGCCAAGCAGCAGCACATTGACGCCCTGCGCCGTCGTGTAACCATCTGTTACATGAACGAGGCGTACGTGGCCCCCATGACCGCAACTCAAGAGCTTGAGGATTTGTTCGGTATCCTTCCCGAATAATACAAAATCCTTATCCCCCTCCATGTTCTGTCAAGTTCAATGGTTTCCCGTTTCAGCCGTTCTCCTCGTGTTCGTAGTCGTCCTCGTCGTCGGTCTAAGGCTAGTACTCGTACCCGCACTCGCAGAACCCGCAAGAAGCAGGCGAAACGCAAGATGGATGTAGTTCGTAGAGGCCGCCCTGTAATGAATGTCAGGGATGGTATTGCAATTGCGCGTCGAGTATATCAAGGTGTTCGAGGAGCTGCTGGCCTGTATGGTTATAGCAAGAAATTGAAGAGTCAATGGGCTAAGAAAAACCCGCCCCCCAAGATGAGCAAGAAGCGCAAGTCCGGTCCCACGGACGAGTTGATGAATGAGCGCGCTGCCAAGGGTGCCGGGTCCGTGTACGGAACGGGCCTAAGTGCCGGTTCCCTCCGGGGTTCCAAGTACGTGGACGCGCCCATGCTCAAGACGTGTGCCCGTCTCGGCACACTTCGGCACAACGAACGAAGGGGTACGCTGACTGATTCTCAGTGCATTTACTTTGGCTACAATGCCATTGCACTGGAGCAAGTGAATGAGAACGTGGGACGTGCTATTGCTCGACACGCGTTGTTCAAGGCCTTTGGCTTCAACCCGAGCCAGATGACGCAGGAGATCAATTACTCTGGCGTGAACGGGACTAATTCCCTCTACCTCCGCTTCCAGTGGTGGGAACAGGACGAGGGCAATACCACGGTCAATGGAAATGACAACACCATTGGCACCATCATCAGCACGTTTGACACCACCGACAACAACAGCATTGTGTCTGTCGGCGATTGGATTCGCGATCAACTGAATCGCTTCACCAACTCTGATACTACGGCTTGGTTGATGCACACGCATACTCCGCTTCGGATGACGGTTAGCCGGGTGAGTGGGTCCGACGTTCGTCGTCTCCATGAAGTCGACCTGTCCTCCATGCGTGTCCACTACTATGCTCGTGCCAACCTCAAGATCCAGAACCGCACTGTCCATGATGCGGTTGATGACGACCGGAATGATGTGAACAACGTCCCGCTTCAGGGTCGTGTCTACTCCTTCCCGTCCGACATTAAACCCAAGCACTCCAATTCCAAGTTCTCCACTGGTGGTAATGGCCTTTTCCTGATGGCTGGTGCTATCGAGAACGCAGGCTTGAACGGGCAGGCGAGTTTGTGGTCTGAACCACCTCAAAAGTTCCACTTTCAGAACTGCAAGGCTGCTCACAATGTGACCATGCAGCCTGGTGACATCAAGTCTGACACGATGACCGTCGCGTACAACCTCCCCTTGATGAAGTGGTTGACCATGTGCAATGGGCACTTTGCCACTGGGGGTGCACTCCTCCCCACCAAGAAAACGGGCGCTCCCGGCCGTATTCACATGGTTGCTCTGGAAAAGGCCATGTCCTTTGGGAATGCCATCTCGGCCGTGTACGAGGTGGACGTGAAGGCTGGTTGTTATATCACAACCCATCCCAAGAAGCACATCATGACTGCTTTGGAGGAAAGTATGGTTAATACGTAACACAGAGCACCGGAAGGGTCCCGGAGCGATAAACGAGGCCAGCCCGAACCCGACCGGAAGGGAGGGGCGGAGGGCTGCACGCCGAGTGGTAGCGACCGGACCCCCGGGCTGCTCTGTTCTAATACACCAAGTGAAGGGAAGATTTCCAGCGGCTGCGAAATAATTCTCCCCCCTAATGAATACCTTATAGTAAGACACCCTGTCTATACAGCATGTATCAGACAGTATTATTACTTACTATAAGGTGATACATTGATACAAGAATGATACAGCCTTGTGTTACTTTGGATCGAATGTGCTTTTGTGCCTAGTGCGTGGCCCCGCTACGAATGTGCGGGGCCCGCCGCAGGCGCCTCCGGAGGAAAAATTTTGAGTGAAAATTTGCATGTCTTGCGGTGAGGACCCGCGCCGATGGCTAGGAGCCAGGACCCGCGCCGATGGCCCGGTGCCAGGACCCGCGCCAGGGGTTCCGCCAGGGGTTCCGCCGAGGTCCCGGGCCATCTCTCACAGCAACGCAAACCCGGCCTGCACCCAACCCCCAATTCGTACAAGACTGGGGTCCCATCCCCGGTCCAAAACCAGTCTCCATTCATCCAACCACCCATCCCAAGCACCTCTACCCATGAACCCATGGTACCTGACCCCGCAGCAGGTGCGCCCGGTCCCCCCGCCGCCCCCGCCAACGCCCGTTGGTGGTTCTACACCCTGTCCTGTGCGGTGGCCCCAGACGTCCCAGCCCTTCCTGCGAGTGCCGACTTCGCCGTTGGCCAGCAAGAGCAAGGGGCCGGTGGTTTCCTCCACTGGCAGTTTGTGGTCAAGTTCAAGCGCTGCACCCGCCTCCCCGCCGCCCGTGCGTGTTTCCCGGGGGCGCATTGCGAGCCCACGCGCTCTGATGCGGCGGTTGACTATGTGCAGAAGGAAGCGACAAGAGTCCCCGGATCCAAGTTCTCCCACGGCCGCCCCCCATTCAAGCGGGGAGAAAAGACCGACTGGGACGCCGTCTTCTCCAACGCGGCCGCCGGCGACTGGGATGCCATCCCTCGCGACATCCTCATCCGCAACTACGTCAACCTCCACCGCATCCACCAAGAGTCCG